ATTAAATCCATTTTTTCAACAAGGTTCCTCAACAGAACAAAATCTCATACAAGATCTTATCAACGAACAGTTGAAGATGTATGGGGTGGAAGTTTATTATCTTCCAAGACAATATGCAACTGAAAATAGTGTCATAAAGGAAGTTATTCAGTCCAAGTTTGAAAATGCATATCCAATAGAAGCATATGTTGACACATATGATGGATATAATGGATTGGGAACTTTAATGTCTAAGTTTGGCATCCAAGAAATGGATGACCTCACATTAACTATCTCAAAAGAAAGATTTGAGGAGTACATTACTCCACTATCAACAGGAACATCTAATATTAAGTTGGCAACGAGACCCAAAGAGGGAGACTTAATATATTTTCCTCTTGGTGATAGGTTATTTGAAATCAAATATGTTGAGCATGAAAAACCATTCTATCAACTTCAGAAAAACTACGTTTATCAGTTAACCTGCGAACTCTTCAGATACGAAGATGAGGTTATTGATACTGATGTCGCAGATATTGACGATAACATCCAGGATCAGGGATATAATATTACCTTGACGATGGTTGGTATTGCATCAACAGCATCTGCAATAACTGGTATTGTCAATGGTGGTGTCAGGTTTGTCACTATGACAAACAGAGGAAATGATTACACTACACCACCAAGAGTTGCCTTCTCTAGAAGTAGTGGTCTCACTGCCACAGGCATTTCGACAATGATCGAAGGTCTTGTCAACTGCTATGGGGTAACAGATGCCAAGAAGGTTCAGGGTGTTGAAATAATTAACCCAGGATATGGATATACCGTAGCACCTGGCATTGGTTTCCTTGCTGGTGGTGGTGCTGGTGCCGCTGCAACCGTTGGTATTGCCACCACAGGTGGTGTTGGTATCGTTACCGTTACTGATGGTGGTAGTGGATACGCTTCTGCACCTCTTGTGACCTTCTCGGGTCCTGGAACTGGCGTAACTGCAACAGGTAGAGCACTCATTAGTTCTGCTGGTATTGTTACTGCAATTAGAATTACTGATGCTGGTTTAGGATACACTACTGCACCAACCATTACTATTGGAGCACCAAGTGTTGGAAGCACAGGAACATTCCAATACAACGAAATCGTAACTGGTTCTATCAGCAGCACTACAGCATATGTCAACTCTTGGAATGCAGATACAAACGTTCTTGAACTTAAGATTGTTGACGGAACTTTTGTTGCTGGAGAGTTCTTAACTGGATCAGAAAGTGGTGCAAATAGAGCAGTAATAACTGTCAATACCGATGATCTTGTAGACCCATATGCAAGTAATGACATCATAGAAACAGAAGCAGATGCTATTCTTGACTTCTCTGAGTCCAATCCTTTTGGCAATCCCTAAATAGTATTACGGTTTTGTTAAAAAACGCACATAAATTTCAAAAATGTTTGAATATTTTTATCACGAAATACTTAGAAAAACAGTAATTTCTTTCGGCACACTATTCAATGGAATGGTGATCAAGCATACTGATAGTAGTGACAATACTGTCAGTGAAATTAAAGTGCCATTGGCATATGGTCCAATGCAAAAGTTTTTGGCGAGACTTGAGCAATCAGCAGACTTGAACAAACCAGTTCAAATGAGTCTGCCAAGGATGTCATTTGAATTCATTGGACTTAATTATGATGCCACCAGAAAAGTAACAACTACACAACAGTTCATTACTACTGGTCAAGATAAGAAAGCGTACATGCCAGTTCCATATAACATGGCATTTGAACTCAACATTATGACAAAGTTGAATGATGATATGCTTCAGATTGTGGAGCAGATCTTACCTTATTTTCAACCATCATATAATCTTAGTGTAACCCTGATGGGTGATATTTCTGAAAAAAGAGATATTCCCGTCATTCTTGATAGCGTCACCATGAATGATGACTATGAAGGAGACTTTTCTACAAGAAGAGCACTTATTTACACTTTACGCTTTACTGCCAAAACATTTCTGTTTGGTCCTATTGCAGATGCATCCAAAGACCTCATCAAAAAAGTTTCTGTTGGTTATCTCGCTGGTGCAACTGGAGAAGGTGCAAGAGTCGTCGCAAGAGACGTTACCTACTCTGTTGAACCAAGGGCAACGAAGAACTATGATGACAATATTGCGACCACTATCTCCAACGATATTAGTAACAAAGTAACTACTATTCTGGTTGCTGACGCATCTACTATTACAGAAAACTCTTATATCATCATCGATAGTGAGTCTATGTATGTGGATAGTATTAGTAATAACACTCTTACAGTTAAGAGAGCACAAGACGGCACAACTGCCGCATCTCACGTTGCTGGAGCTAATGTAGGAACTATTACTGCTGCGGATAATGCACTGATAGAATCTGGAGATGATTTTGGATTTGACGGTAGTTACTCATGAAAATGACAAAAAAGTTCGATGATCTAAACGATACCTTTAATGTTTCTGACGACTTTACGTCACCAGAAGTTGAAGTTGCTCCAATTCAAAAAGTAGAAAAGGGGCAAATAACATCGGACGACATAAAAAAAGATTATGAGTACACAAGAGGTAATTTATATTCTCTTATAGAAAAGGGTCAAGAAGCAATCAATGGTATTCTTGAACTTGCACAAGAAAGTGAAATGCCAAGAGCATATGAAGTTGCTGGTCAGTTGATTAAGAACGTTGCAGATGCAACTGACAAGTTGATGGAACTTCAGAAGAAACTAAAAGAGGTTGAGGAAGAGAAGCAAGTCAAAGGTCCTTCAACTGTCAACAATGCACTCTTTGTTGGTTCTACCGCAGACTTAGCGAAATTGTTAAAGAAAGGACTGCCGAAAGAAGAATAAGATTTATAAATAATATGAGAACTATTTCATATTAATGAAAAACGGCAAATGCCCTGCTGGTGAATATTATTGTTATACAGATAAAAAGTGTAAACCCATACCCAAAGGTTTTATGGTTGACCCAGAAGGAATGCTCCGTAAGGAGAATGGACACACTGTGGATGAAGCCAATAAAAGTGGTGATAGTTCTTTGCGTGACTGGTTTGGTAAGAGTAAGTCTAGTGATGGAAAACCTGGTTGGGTTCAACTGGGTGGAAAATATGCTGGAAAACCTTGTGCCAGACAACCAGGTCAAACTACAAAACCAAAATGCGGTTCTAGTAAGATGAAACGCAACCTCTCCAAAGATGAAGAGGAAAGAGCGTTCCGTCGTAAGAATCGTAAGGATCCAAATCCAGATAGAAGCGGGAAGGCTATTAACGTGAAGACTGAAGAAACTAACCTCGATGAGGTAAAGAAAACAGGGCAGATTAGAGTAACTGATGTAGGCAACACCCTCAAAAAATCTGTTGACAACCAAATCAACACCGATCCAACCTTACAATTAATTAAAAAGAAAATGGGCAAACCACCTATCGCTGACGAATACGTACCAGAAGCAGCAGGCGAAAAGGATGCTTGTTACCATAAAGTAAAGTCTCGCTACAAAGTTTGGCCAAGTGCATATGCGTCAGGAGCACTGGTCAAATGTCGTAAAAAAGGTGCTGCCAACTGGGGCAATAGCACCAAAAAGGAAGGATTCTCTCCATCACAAATTGCAGCACTTGAATCTGTTGGTGCTGTCGAACTGAACGAAAAGGGTCAGAAGTGCTGGAAGGGATATGAAAAGAAAGGAACCAAAATGATGTTTGGTAAACGCTATAATAACTGCGTTAAGAAAGAAGATGTTGAACTCACAGATGCTTATGGTGAGACCTTCGCAGTTATTCAAGATGTTGTAAAACCAGAACCACTCAAACCCAGTGTAAATAAAATTGAGTTTGAGACATATGATATTGAGTCTATGACTGAAGTTGAGGAAGCAGTTCGCATCCCAACCAAGACTGGTCATATTATTAAGGTTCATCTTTCCTGGAGAGGAAAGTATTATTCTATTCAGATGTTCTTCCCATCTATGAAGACACCAAGTCGCTCTGATGTTCAAGTTCAGATTGACAAGGTATATCCTGGCGCAAGAGTACAAGCTTACCAGGTATCGGACTATGTCCCAGGAAATCCACTCCTCCATACAGAAGGAGCAGCATGGACAAAAAAGGAAGGAAAAAATAAGTCTGGAGGACTTAACGAAAAAGGACGCAAGTCTTATGAAAGAGAAAATCC